AAACTATACTTCAAATGAGGCACTTAACAAGGTTTTAAATGAAACCGTTGGTGGAGTTCCACAAGGAGAAGGTGGTGGATTTAAAACTATGGGTGGTGGAGTCTTTGATAGTAGTAAAATAAATCAAATTTTAGCACGAGAAACGGGTTTAGGAGACACGGAGTCCGTAAAGGAAAAGAAACGAGAAATAGCAGCAGTTGATTCTATAAAGAAGGCTGGTGTGAATGTTGATCAAGTTCCTGAGCATGTTCAAAACGCCTTAACAAAAGATTATTCACAAGTATTAAAGGCAATAGACCAGAAAAAAGGTGGGACGAATTATCGTCCATAATGGAGTTAATAAATGGGTAGAGCAAGAAGTTCATTAGATTTGGATTTAGACCCAGATGTGAATATTGGTTTGAAATTACCAATGAATCACGATGAGGGAAGTGGATTTTTTCCAGGCCATTCTACAACACTTTCACAGACAAGTAGTAATATTAGAAATTTATTATTGACAAATAGAGGTGAGAGAGTGGGCCAACCTACATTTGGTGCTGATTTACTTTTGACTTTATTTGAACCTATGAGTGAAGAACTTATAGAATCTGTTACACAAAAGATATCAGAATCAATGGCAGATTGGTTACCGCATGTAATAGTTGGAAAATTAAATGTACAGCCAGATGATATAGAACCAAATAAATTAATTATTGAAATTGAATTTAGTCTTACATCAAATCCAGATGTATTTGAAACTATAACATTAGATTTTGCTACTGGTGAATAGGGAGAAAGAAAATGTCCGATAAAGTTCAAAAAGATGTTAGATATTTAAATAAAGACTTTGGTGCCTTTAGAAATAATTTAATAGAATTTGCAAAAACTTATTATCCAAATACTTACAATGACTTTAATGAGGCCTCACCTGGTATGATGTTTATAGAAATGGCATCATATGTTGGAGATGTCCTTTCTTATTATGTAGATACACAATTTAAAGAAATGTTATTGGCTTATGCAGAAGATAGAAAAACAATTTATGAAATGGCACAAGTTTATGGGTATAAACCAAAAGTTGCACAACCATCTTTTGCAAATGTTGATGTATTCCAAACCGTACCAGCTACGGGAACAGGTACTGCAGTTAAGCCAGATATGAATTATGCATTAACCGTAAATGAAGGTACATTAATAACTGCTGCAAATGGAACTATTTTTAGAACTTTAGAAGATTGTAATTTTAAATATTCAAGTTCATTTGATCCATTAGACATAGATATTTATGAGGTTGATTCATCTAATAATGTACCATCATATTATTTATTGAAAAAAACTATAAGAGCTAAAAGTGGAACTATTAAAACGGAATATTTTGATTTTGGTGCAGCAGAAACATATCCAAGAATAAAATTAGCACAAAAAGGAGTTACAGAAATAATATCAGTAACAGATAGTGATAGTAACAAGTGGTATGAAGTTCCATATTTAGCACAAGATACAACATATATAGATGTAGAAAATACCGCAGCTAATGATCCAAGTTTGAGTCAGTATAGTGACCAGTCACCATATTTGTTAAAATTAAAAAAGACACCAAGACGATTTGTTACATATATTGTACAAGATGGTTCAACGGAATTAAGATTTGGTTCGGGTATATCAGATAGTCCAGATGAAGAAATTATTCCAAATCCAAATTCAGTTGGTTCTAATTTACCTGGAAGTCCAAGTTACCTTGATACCTATTTTGATCCAGCAAATTTTCTAAAAACAGAAGCTTATGGACAGGCACCAGCAAATACAACTTTAACAATAAAATATTCTTATGGTGGTGGAACTGGAGATAATGTACCACAAGATAGTATAACAAATTTAACTGATGTTAATTTTACACAAGAGACTGCTGGACTTGATGCAGACGCAGTTACCACTGCACAAAATTCAGTTGCAGCTACCAATCCGTACCCAGCAACTGGTGGAAAATCATCAGAATCAGTAACAGAAATTAAACAAAATGCTTTAGCATATTTTCAGGCACAAGGTAGAATTGTAACAAAGGAAGATTACATAACACGAACTTATGCTATGAATGCAAAATATGGTGGAGTAGCAAAAGCATATATTGTACAAGATGAACAATTAAATATTCCATCTATGCAAAAGGAAACTTCTGATGGTTCAAATATATTTGTTGATGAGAGAAATTTAGACCAACTTAAAACCAAAGATATACAATCATCTATTAAAAGACTTCCAAATCCAATGGCGTTAAATCTTTATACACTTGGATATGATGCAGATAAAAAACTTACTCAATTAAATACAGCTGTAAAAGAAAATTTAAAGACATATCTTAGTCAATATAGAGTAGTAACAGATGCAATTAATATTAAAAATGCATGGATTATTAATATAGGAGTAAAGTTTGGATTTATAGCTAGAAAAGGGTTTAATAAATCTGAAGTTACTTTAAAATGTATTGAAAGAGTAAAAGAATTTTTTAATACTGATAGATGGCAAATTAACCAACCAATAATTATTGCAGAATTAGCATATCAACTATCGTTGGTAGATGGTGTAGGGGCGGTCGTTCCACCTGCAGAAGATAATCCACACAATCAGCCTGTATTAATTACTAATAAGTGGCAAACAGCAGATGGATATTCTGGGAATGTATATGATATAAATTACGCAACAAAAGATGGAATTGTATATCCTTCGTTAGACCCATCCATATTTGAATTAAAACATCCTAATTCAGATATTGAGGGAAGAGCGGTAGGTGATTCTGTTGGTGTTATGTTTTAAATGGAGAAAATGAATGCATTATTTTGAGTTCCCAACAAAAGATACTACACTTTATGAAGATAGTGGTAGTCAAAACACAAGTCTTGATGAAATATTAGAAGTAAGAAAAGATATGAATGATGCTGGAACGGTAATAAAAATTTCCAGAGCATTAATTAAATTTGATTTAACTACTATTTCTCAATCTATTGTTGATGGTATTATAACAAATCCTACTTTTTATTTAAATTTATATGATGCCAATTCTGAGGCATTAAATGTATCTCAATATCTATATGCATATCCAGTTAGTCAATCTTGGACAAATGGTTCAGGAAAACGAGATTCAAATCCTATTATTGAAGATGGGGCTGGTTGGAAATGGAAAGATAATTCTACCACAAGAACACAATGGAATGAAGTTTCTGCATCAGGTGGAACTTGGTATAGTGGTTCAACAGGTCAATATAGTTTAGAAGGTTCTCAATCATTTACACATGAAGCAGCAGATGTTAGAATGGATGTAACTGGTATTGTAAAGAATTGGATTTATAGTGGTTCTTCATATTCAAATGAAGGATTTATGGTAAAAAGAAGTGGTAGTATAGGTAATCAAAATTCAAATGTAGAAGAAGGAAATACTACACATTATGGAAATTTTAGTTTCTTTTCAAGTGAAACACATACAATTTATCCACCAAAGTTAGAAGTAGTTTGGGATGATTCAAAGTGGGCAACAGGTTCTCTGTCAGCACTTACTTCTGCAAATTTAGAAGATATGACAGTTTATATGAGGGGATTTAGAGACAAATATAAAGAAAATTCGAAAGTAAAATTTAGAGTTGTTGGTAGAGAAATGTATCCTGAAAGGTCATATTCATCAACAGATTTAACCAATAGTGTTTCGAGTGGTTCAGTTGTACTTGAGGTATCTTCTAATGTGCAACCAGAACATTATTTAATAAATGATACTTATAAGTTTGGTTGGATGGGTATGATATTTGTAAAACGAGCAGGCGAGTACAAGTTCCTTAGAGGATTTGAAGTTGAAGTTGGTGATGAACTAATGGATAAGGATGGTAATCTTGTCGAGGTAACATCAACAGTCGAAGTAACTACCGATGAAACTTTCTATTCATTAGATGTAGAGGATATTGATACTTATTTTTCAAGTGATATATTAGTTCATAACTTACCACCAAAAGGACCTTAAAGAGTAAGTATGAAAAAAAATAATGGTTTTAAGTATTATGTTGAAAAGGAAAACTTCCTAAATGATTCAGAAATAGATTTTATTAAAAATAAAAGTTTTGGTGAATCTCAAAACACAATCAATACCAATGGTAGTAGAGCTGAACTTGTTGGTTTGGGTGGTAGTGAGGTTAGAGATTACAGAAAAGCAACAGAGTTCCAAATAGAAAGTAGTAAAATTACTGATAAAATATTAAATCTCACTAAGGTTGCTAATAAACTACATTTCAATTACGATATTGACTGGA